CCCGGCCCGCCTGGGCTGCCGGTTCGTTTGCACTACATCTGGGCTTGCACAAAAAAAGGACGCAAACCCCGTCGGCGGGAGGGGGATAAGTGCTTTTTCGAAATTATTTTTCCCTATGACATGTTTTTTAGCTAGACGAGATAACGGGCTAATTGACAGCACTCAGATTGACTGGCGTACTGCTATGCATAACAGAAGAGACAGCAATGGCCGAATTCACAGCAGGCATATGCCGTGTCGGAGAGAAGCTGATGTCCAATGCCGGTAGCTTCCACAGGGAACAGTGCGATGTTTTCGTTAAAAGATTACGCAGAGAGTGTTCGCCAGGGAGATTTGCTTATTGATCTCGTATCTCTGACTGTCTGGCAACCGTGCGCCAACGGATTAGAACTAAGCGGTCACGGACTTATAAAAATCAATGTTTCCGGGGCGTTACTCTGCCACTTCATTTGCACGAACGCTAACGGCTTAAAATTATCCCTCTATGGTGAAAGTTATCAATTTAACAACGAAGACGATTCGAAAAATCTTAAATTTATAGCTGTCGACGTCCAAGGCAATACATGGGTAGCGGAGAACTTCGCACTACATTTAAGAATGATGAACGCAACCCCACCTTTCAAATGTGATTTTTTGCTAAGCGAAATAATACACCATGCGAAACAAACCATACCTGGACAGCGACAGAACTACCTTTGGTTTGAAAGCCTAGAATCCAGCCACATCCCAAAAAACACCGTGAATTCAATCGAAGACACTCTTACAGGCAAGTCACTTACCAGAAACCAGACAATTCTTGATCTAGATGACTTCAAGGTATCTATCGTAGATCAAGACAACTATACGACCGTTTATGCAAACGGAAACTTTGATGTAGACAGATTATTCGAAGCGCTAAAATTTTATATTGGCTTCACGAGTGGAACCATGCTCACTGCATGTGTTTTAACAACGCGAACCGGCGATGACATGAAACATCATATCCGTAGCATAAACAAAAAAATTAACAAAACAAAGATACCTAAACCGGTTAACGACCTGCTTATGCTTTCTCAGGATGAGTGGAATGACCCTCATCACTTCCAACTACTTTCAAATATTTTAACCATCCAGAAAAAACTTCCCCGTTTTTTTAACAGCACTGTTAGCCAGTGGAAGAGAGTATGGCAGGGTTTTAATGCTACGCAATCGATTACAGCATTGACGCTTACGGTATCAATAGAAGGATTACTCATAGATCTGTTCATCCCAAAACTGGAAGCGAATAGTGCAGATCCTAACTTCGAATCTCAAAAAGACGAAATAATTAAAAAATTAAGAAAGACTGAAATAGATTCTACGCATTTAGAGACGATTATTACAAACGTAAAGCGCTGGGGAAACATTCACGCTAACGCCGCATTGAAAATTCTTGCTGAAAAAGGGCTTATTACAAAATCTGAAGTTAAAGCCTGGATAGATTTGAGGAACTCGTCTGCGCACCCAAAATTTGCTGAAATGACGGCAAAGAGAGAAGCTAAGGAACGTGGTCGACTGATGCGGTGCCTTAGCCTCTACTACAAACTCAACCTGAACATATATGGATATACAGGTGCTTATACTTTTTACGAGCCCCACGAAATTATGGACGTAATGATGCCGATCGTTGAAATATTTAACGTAGAATTTGACCAATTAAACCAGTTCAAACAATAGACAAACCTACGCCTACTACGAATGCGCCCCGACCAACTCGTTAAAAAGGGTTATACAGAGATGCAGTTAATTGAAGTTTCAAATCTTATTACAATAGCCATAGGAAAATTATTCTCAACAGAGGTATTTATAGCACTAACCGCCGCATACATCGGGGCGAGAGCAACCGGCAAAGCCACAACAAAAGCGCACAACTATTCAATCGACAAATCCAAACACGACGAAATTGAAACTACCCGAAACACGCTTAAACTGATCAAAGCCGAGTTAACGTCGGCGTGGGAGATCTATTTCTCTGAATACGGCTCTGACTTATTGGAACTACCGAACGGAGAACCATATACAGATATTTTTCCTATCGGTGAAAATCCATTCCCGATCTACGACTCTGCACCTTCGTGCCTAGCCAACATAGACCCTCAATTATCAGCAAAAATAATCCGTAGTTACATGAGAGTCAAAGGCTTAATATCGATGATAAATCTAAACAATGCAGACTGCCAGACCGCATTTAGCGCAGGGCGAAATGCTACTCAAGAACTCGCAAACCAGGCGATTGCCGAGGGAAAAGAAATAAATGAGGAACTCACAAAAAAACTCGACAAATATCACGATTACTACGCAATTCAAGAAGCGCGGAAGCTTAGAATGGACCAAACAGCACACGCGATGAAGCACCTCACGATCGAACTACGAGATTTGCTTTCGATAGTTTCAAAAGACATAGATTGCTTCGTCAGCACAGCACCAGAAAATTTAATCACAAAGTAATTGACTCAAGCTCACTATTCATAACTCTTAAGCTTTGTGCATACTGCATAAAAGCGCTAGCGTTAGAAGGTACTGGTGTTGAAGCATGGGTATGTGTCGCTAGCTGTATGTTCATTTGCTCAACTACTCCAAGCAAATCACATACAACTTGGAAAATATTCACCGCCTCAGACCCCATATGATTTTTAGGAGCGACCAACCGCTGACTGACCGCAGACAAGCTCTTGCGCAGTCCCTCAATCCTTTCCTCCATATCGCCACCCACCGAGGCGTTATGCTTCTGCCCCACCACCAGGTTTAAGTCCCGCCCGGTCGCCTGGTGCAAATCATCTATTGCCACCAGGCTTGCAGATCCACCAGACAACAGCTTGAGCGCGCCCAGCGCCTCGATCGTCTTGATCCCACCCACTGATTCAGTGGAGTGGTCGTCCACCGTCCTGGTGTGATTCTGGAACGTCTCCGTGTTACCCATCGCCTCCACCTCCCGCTCGATCGCCTTGTCCCGGATCTTGCCGTCAGTCTGGCGCAACCAGTTACCGTCGGCATCGACGCGCTGCTGGCAGGCTTCGCTGTGCTGCCACACTTGGTCACCCTTCGGGACGCTGGGCATGCTCAGGCCATGAGGCAGGATCGTCTGGATATAGGGTTTGTGCGGCAGGCCGTAGGCAAAGCACACCACGACTTGGGTGCCTTCCTCGGGGAACGCATAGATGCCCATTTCCTCGCCTCCGGTGGGCAGCGGCAGCGGCACGCCAGCCAAGACCGGCAGCTTGGGATCTGGCTCGCCGTCCGGCCCCATGACCTCGATGTCGACCGCGTAGCGCGGCCGGAAGTCGTCACAGATGCCAGCCCCGGCCGGAGCATCGGCCACGGCGACCACTCGCGCAAAGCGTGGCAGATGGTATCCACCGGTGAGTTCGGGGAATTGTCGTTCTACGCTGCGGCGGATTGCGTCGTCCATCGGATGGCCATCTGGTTGTCGATGAGCGCCACACTGGTGATGCGCTCCCCGTGGTTGATTGTTGCACCTGGTCGCAACCCGGGAAGGGCTGCAATCATCGCGCTTTGATTGCCCTGGTAGTCGTCGAACAGCTCCACCGGCAGCTGCAGCGGCGAGCGAACGCCAAAGAAACTGTCAGCCCAACTGCCCACGAACACTTCCCCGTCACCCTGCTGCTGCCAGATGAAGTCGGGGATGTTGAAAACCCGAGCCAGGCTGTCCATGGCTTGATAGCCGGCAGCCAGGCTGTAGAAAAACGGCGCCTTAACGCCGGCATACGGCTGTTCCGGGACGCGAAAGCGCAAGCCTGTGTGCTGGCCGATCTCAACCAGGACGGCGCGCAGGTCGACGTGACGTAGGTTCAGCGGCAGTGGGTTGGCCAGGATCGCGGCCAGCTCGCGGCAGAACAGCACCTGCTGGGTGCTGCTGGCGGTGCTGCAGCGCTCGACGTAGCCGATGAAGTGCCGCTGCAGGGTGCTGCTGTTGTAGCCGATATCGAGTGTCACCAACCCCTTGACCGGCGCTGTAGCCTGGATTGTGAACGTCGCCCGGCCGGGACTTTTAACGTCCAGCCGCACTTCGTTCTTGACCAGGACGTAGGGTTGGCCGCTGATCGCCAATTCCTTGTGCAGCTTCATTACTTGTCACTCCCGCCCAACCAGGTGTCGACCTTTTTTAAGGTCGCTTCAAAACCGGTCAGTTCTTCATGGCCGCCAGCTGCGTCGGCACCGGTACCGCCGACTGCACCGCCCGGGCCAGACTGCGCCGTGACCGCGTTGCCCGATCGCCGGCCCTCGACTTTCTCAGGGTTCGACAGTTTTTCAGTCAGAGTGAACTGGATCAGCCAACCGCGCAGGTTGTCGTCTTCCCGGGCGCTCACGCCTTCAGTGAACGTCACTTGGCGCATGCCAAACGCGGCGGCGGTGTCGTTGACGATTCGGTACGTTTTGAGCTGGCCACCGCCTTCAGTCGCTTCCACCAGGCGCATCAGGTCGCGTAGCTGCACCTGGTCAACAAAAGGAATCATCAGGCTGACGGTCAGGGTTTTAGGCTTGAAGCCCTTGTGCCCCTTGTCGGTGTTGCTGGTCTGGCCTGACAAATCGTCGCTCTCGATGCGCAGATTGCCGGTGACCTTGAGGTTCTTCCCGCGCACCTCTTGCCCGTCGAGTAACAGCGTCATAGGCCCACCAGCTCACGAACAAAGCTCAGACCCTGCTCAGATCCCACCAACAGCGCGCCGGCACACAGCACCCACTCATGCCCGGGGGGATCACCCGCCAACAACGCCTGGCGCAGCTCTGCAGCATTGCCTGGGCCGATCAGGCGCGCACGCATGCTGCTGTCGGCGTTGCCGCCGGCCAGCAGCGCTTTCAGTTCGGCCAACTGCTGATCACGCCCTTTTTGCAGCGCGGCCTTGCGGCTGGCCAGGTCGGTGAGTGCCGCCATGGGCGAGCTGTCGGCGGCGTAGCTCTCCAGGACGGCAATCTGGCCGGCCATGGATTGCTGGGCGGCTTTCACCACTGTGCAGCGCTCCAGGGGCAGCGACTGCCAGCGCGGCAAGGTGCCGGCGGCGGGGATCTCCCACTTTTCCGACTCAAGTTTCGATAGATGTCGCGCTCGGCGTTCGGTTCGCACCAGGTCAGGCATCGGTAGCAACGCGTTGAAGCGTGCGAGGCTATCGGCCAACTGATCGAATCGAGTGGCCAGGAACAACAGGCACAGCGCGTGCTGGGGTGCGTCGGGCCGGCCAATATCGCTGACATCCACCAGCTTGCTGGCCAGGTGCTACAGCAAGTTCGGTGCAGACAAAAAACGCTGGTAACCGGGGCCCTGACCTACCCCACTTTGAAACGGCGTCACCACCAGACAGGCCGGGGCCTCGCCCATTTGATCAGAGAGCGCGGCACGGCCTGCAGCGATGGCGCCCTGGGCGGCATTACCCACTGGCCCCGGATTGGTCGTGGTCTTGCCATTGAGGTCTGCCAGGCGTTTAGCGGTGCTCGCCAGCTCACCGTCGGCAAGGTCCTGCGCGGCTGAAAGCTGGTCCATCCACTGGGTGGCCTGTTCTGGCCAACGCATTTTCACTTCATCCCAAGTCATGCCGGCGGCGTCCACTTGATGGACTTCATCGCCTTGAGCTTCTTGTCCTTGAGCGCGGTGGCCAAGTCTTGTTTAAGCGTGTCAGCGTGCTGCAACGCTGCCTGCTTGAAGCGCACCAGGTCTTGGCCCACCAGATGCAGTTGTGCAGCCGTATGGGGGCGAAAGCCCTTCACCAGGTTGGCGTCAAAACACGCGAAGCTGGCATCCAAATCGCTCAACACCATGCCCGTGAGGTTGATTTGATCATCCATTTGGCTCGCGTAACGGTGTGGTTCGCCCAAGGCACTGGAGACAAAGCCGCTCTCAATATGGCGATTGCAGCCGTCGTTTACCTCCGCCAGCTTTTGGTCATACAGCGAGGCCAGGATTGCGGCGATATCGTCGACCCATTCGCCATTCTTCCAAACCTGATCGGGGCCTGGCTTTTTGGTGGTGTAGCCGCTGGGAATTGGCTCCAGGCCGGTAATCGTTAGCGGTTCGCCGGTGGTGATGCTGTAGACGATGAGGCCGTCGAAATAATCCACTAGGCTCCACTTTCCGTTACTCCAGCAGGCTGCTTTGTTTGCCGGGATCTTCGGTGGAACCGTCTCGACACAACCGCCCGGGATCAGAAACACACCGGGCTCCAGGGGCGACTCTTCGGCCTCTGCCTGGCCGACATAAAGGCCCAGTAGGTTTGTTTGGTAGACCGTTTTGGTTTTCATGCTCAACCTCAATACTTGATGCAATAGAGCATCGCGACGTTGATTGGCCGCGACTCAATGCCGCCGGATGCGCTTACTGTGATGTTGTGGTTGTGAGCGCCTGCAGCTCCGCTGTTTGCCGACAAAGAAGGACTTACCGAGTAGTGGCCGCCGCCTTGACCTGTGGCAATATTGAGTGCAATCGGCCAGATACCGTGGGAGTGCTCGCCCTGTACATCACTGGTGGCTGTATGGCTGTGGGAGGCGTTTTGACTGCCCTGTAGCGAGCCGAAGACCCGGCCTGCATCAACCCATCGGTTGTCGTCCGCGCCCCGAACGAACACACCGCGCAAATCGGGAAGAGTGAAGGTAGAAACTCCATCTCCTGCGCCATAGTAGGTACTGATCTGGGCGAATAGGTCCGCGTAGATAGCTCTGGATACATTGGCGCCGTTGGCTTTGAGATAACCGGCGGGAGGGACGTCCATAGCAAAAGCCACAATTGCCCCGGCCGGCACGATACTGCTTGGGGTCAAATTTCCGGTATGCCACAAAGGCTGCCCGTTCCATCTCAGTGCCCCATTTGCGTCCATCGCTAGTTGCCTACCGTATAGACCGCCCCAGTGGAAAGTGATGGCTGGGGCATAGGCGAAATCGGTTTGGGATGATTGTGCTTCCTGCACCTCGCGAATCTCTAAGGCACCGCCGAGACCGGATTGGCCCCCCGGGGTTGGGGCAGACAAGATGGGCCGCTGTCTCGACACTTTCCCCACGATAAGCCCATCGGTAATGCCGTACCCGCCCAGTGTCGTGGCCTTATCAGCTTTCGACGCCGGTGTGAAGTTATGGGCTGTCCAGATCGGCAGTGCTTTCCATTGCAGGTTCCCCTGCACATCCATCGCCAGATCACCAGCGGTGACGCCCCCCCAGTGAAAGAGGATGCGCGGCGCGTAGTCGAAATTGTTCTGTGTATCGGTGACCAGCATCGCTTCCCGGATTTCCATCGCGCCCTTGCTGTATTCCCTGCCAGGAGCCGGCGCGTAAAGCTGGGGGCGCTTATCGGTGTGACCCAATGGCAATGCGTTGGTGATGCCGTAACCGTCCAGTGTTGTCGGTTTGCCGCTGGTGATCTTCGACCAGTCCAACGTGGGAATATCTGTCGGCTGGAGATATTCACCACCGATGACCAGGCCCTTTGTATTGACCGTAACTTTGGTGTATTTCGATGCGGCCAAAATATCTGGCATCGTGACCTGGATGTTCACATCAGTAGTGCCATCAAACGTCGCACTACCCGTGCCGACGCCACTGATCGACACTTTGCGTGCGGTTTCCAACTGCTTGGCCTTGCCCGCCGGCGTCGTGCCGTTGATCAGTTTGTCGATCGCCTGCTGGAAGAACTGGCGAACGGTAGAAACGGCCTTGGTAGTTGCCAGAATCAAACTGCTGTCAGTGCCTGCATCGTCACTGATCGCGTTCGGCAGGTTGCCCAGGCCCACGTCGTCCTTGGTGGTTGCCCGGGCGCGCAGGTACTGATAATCACCATTGCGAGCGGCCAGATGCTGGATCAGCGAGCCATTGATGGGCTCGACCACTCGCCGATCGTTGATGGCAGCGGCGGTCAGATCCCCCAGGGCGATGCAGTAGAACCTCTGGCCATTGCCGTCCAGGAAGTCGACCTGGTTGGGCTCAAAAGCTACTTTCCAGTTCGCCACCACGTCGTTCAACTCACGGCGCAACGAGACCTGGAGCCACACTTGTGTTGGCATTTGGGTTGGCGCGATCACCAGGGCGGCGGCAAGCTCGATGCGCACGCCCTCCACATAAGCCAAACCCGCCTTGAGCTGGTAGGCGGCCCCGACCTTTTCAATCTGAAACGCGTTCCCGAAGAAACAGGCACGACCAAAGATGTCCCGATTGCTCAGGCGCTCGCGCTCATCGATGCCTTTGAGGCGAACGGTGAAGTCGTGCTGCCAGGTTTTGGCGTCAATAGTGATGCCGGTCAGTGCCTGGGCACCGTCAAACATCACCAGGATGTTGCGGGTTACATTGTTGCCCAGCTGCAGCGGCGGTATGTTTTTGCGCTTCTGCTGCAGCGGCATGTAAGCCACGGCTAACAACACGTTCTCGGCGGTCTCCAGGCCGATCCAGTTCCAATCGAAGTCCCCGATATCACTGCCCAACATCGAGCTGTAAACCACCTGATTGGGGTTCACATAGCCCACGTTTTGTTGGGGAATGGTGTAGCTGTGCACGATCTGCGATGCCGGCGGCTTCGCTGCAGCGCGGTTGACCGGTGCGTTCGGGTCCAGTCCTGGTACGTTGGCAAAGATGAAACGTACGACATCGAGGCGCTGTTGCGATCCCAGTTTCTGGGCGATCAGGCTTTCACCTGCAAGGGTAATACTGGCTCCCATTGGGGCTCCTACAGGCTGGCGATCAGCGTTTGCTGGTCGTCGTTGAAGTCCACCGCGACAATGCGCAGCGATACGGGGGTGATGGTCACGAAGTCATAGCGCCGGCAGGTACGGCCGTATTGCTGAACCAGGACACGTAACAGCTCCGGGTTTTGCGACAGCTGGGAGTCAGATAGGCGCAATAGCACCACGTCCCAGTCCCGGTCCGGCATGCGCTCGTCGATCTCGACGTAGCCCACGCCGAGGCGCTGGAGAATGCGTTTAAGCCCCGCAGTGCTGCCGGCGTCGACGGCGTTGATAAAGGCGAACTTGATCCGCAGGCGGTACAGGTTTTCCGGCTCGTCCTTGAAACGGCTGATATCCTGCTGCCAGGCCAGCAGGTCAAGAATGGTCAGGTGGCAGGTCTCGGCGTCCATCTGCAGCAATGGCCACTGCATCCAGCCTTCGACTTTCTCCCACCAGGACTGGGCGGCGGCCTTGAGCTTGGCCAACTGCGGCCCATCCAGCCAGAACGGCAGGTTGAGCTTGATCATGGCAACACCACCTGCAGTCTGCTGATCCGTGGAATGGTCAGCTCTGACACGATGTCGGCGTTATCGAAGTGCAGCGACTCGATGCCGGCGAACTGCTGGTGGAGTTCTTCGGCCAGGCGACTGAATGAAAAGCGCGCCTGGGGATAAGTCAGCGTCGGCTGATAGTCGCCAGTGCCACTTTCACGAAAGGCTGCGCGGATGAACAACTCGACCTCTGCCTGCAGCTTGGCGCGTTGCTCGGTTGTAAGTGCAGGACGTGGCCACAGCGTAACGCTCAGCTCATGCAGGGTTTCCGGCATCACCAACACCAGCAGATCATCCCCGTGGCCATGGTTGCCCTGGTCGCGGATATGCGCGTTGATTTGCTCCAAGTAGGCCGCTGCCGGCACGTCTGCTTCAAACAACACATAGGCGTTTGCACTGCCCGGGCCGCGCGGTGCACCGTGCAGGAAGTAGACGCCATCTGGCCGCACCGCCGGGAACGCGGAAATCATCGCCCGGTAAACCGCGTCGGTGTGCCACTGATTGACCGCCGAGAACTGGTTGCGCACCCGCAAACGCAGCTGATCGTCAGGCTCCGGATCTGCACCTGGTGCGATCAACCAACCGTCCGTGTTGACCACTTGAACGATGCCGGGAATGGGTACGGGCAGAATCGCGTAATAACCCGGGGCCAGGTTGAAACCACTGCCTACCTCTTGCGCCTGGGCCGGGACTTCCAGCTGCAGCACGCCATCGGCAAAGGTCACGGCCTGTGTGGTGACCAGCTGGTAAATATGGCCATTGATGGCTGCGGACTGCACCTGGATGCCGGCAGGCATTTGCAGGACGCCGCCGGCAACGTCGCGGGTAAACAGCAGCATGCCCTGGGCTTTGGTGGCACCTTTACGTTCGACGTTGACCGCCCAGGCCAACATGTCCAGCCACTTGTCCTGAGCGGTCTTCACAAAGAAGTTGGGCAGAACAGTGCCGCTGATAAAGCTGATCAGCCACATGACAGGCTTGGTTACCAGCGAGGTGATCACACGCCAGAACGGCGAATACGCGCTGGTGTTGCTCATCTTGCTGCCCTGGGCCGCGACTTCCTTTTCCCAGGCCTGGCGCAAGCCTTCCTCAGTGACCGGAATGCCGCCATCCGCCAGGGCCTGCTTAAAATCGACGTCGCTCACAGGGTCACCTCAATGTCGCCAAACTTCAGCGTTTTGGCCGTGACCAGGTACTGGCCGGACTGCACCTGGTGAATCAGTGCGGTGCCCGGTACCAGGCGTTCGTCCGCCTCTACCAGCAGTTCCAATTGCTGGATGCAGTCGCGCTGACGCAACTTACTGCGCTCGGCTACCAGCGTTACCAGCAAGCCGCTCTCGCGGATCATGTGCGCGATGTCCTGGGCAATGCTGGCCCGGTCCTCGATCAGCAGCGGCTGACGTGACGGGTCCAGCGACAGGTCGTTGTCGATGATCAGTAGGTCGATGTATTCGCTCATCCGCCCACCGCCATGGCCAACATGCCTTCCAGCTCCAGTGGGTTCATCGGTTTGCCTGTGTGAATGTTGACGTTCTCCACATGGGTGCCCTTGTTTTGGGTTTGGTTGTTGTTCTGGATGCTGGCCAGCAAGCCGCCCCGAGGAACGGCGTCAGGCCGTTTTGGTGACAGGCTGGTCACTGCGCTATTGATTCGTTGCTGGCTTTGCTCGGCCTTTTCAGTTGGTTTTGCCGCTGTGACCAAGGCCGGCGGCTGTATAGGCTGCGGGACGTTGAGCTGCGGCCCGATCGGCGCCGGCGTTTTTAGTGCCGGCACAGACACCAGGGCCGGCGCCGTGCGTGGGACTTCCGGGGCGGTCATCGGCTGGGCGATTGGCGCCGGGGCCTTCGGTACCGGTGCGAGCACCAGGGCCGGGGCTTGAACCTGGGGCTGCAGCGTGTTGAGCGTTTGCATCGCCGGCGCCGGTGTCTTGGGCGTACCGGCCATCACCAAGGGCGGCGCCTGGATGGATTCCTGGGAAGCGCCCACCAGCTGCGGCAGCAAAGGTGCCTCGACCGTCGGTGCAGTGATGGTTGGCAGCTCCGGTGCCGCCGGCATGTCGCCAAACGCGGCATCGATCTGCACGCCCGGGATCTTGTTCAGCATCTCGACCAAGCCATTGATGGCCGACTTAAAGATGCCGACGATGGCGTCCCACGCAGCGCTGGCCATACCGGACCAGCCGCCCATCGAATCGAACCACTCAGACAGCGCGGTCAGCTGGCCACTGACCCACTGGAACGCCTCGCTGTTGAGTAGCGCACTGGTCCACTCGTCCCAGTAGATGATCGCCGCTGCCACGGCCGCGACCAGGGCGACAATGCCGACCACGATCCAAGTCACTGGGTTGGCCAACAGCGCGGTGTTGACCAGCCAGATTGCGCCCTGCCACAGCAGCATTGCGCCCTTGACCAGGCCCATCCAGGCCACCATCAGCACCAGGCCGGCGACAAACCCGATCACCATGACGGTGTGGTAGAGGAACATGGCGATACTGCGATAACCCGACCAGGTGAGTGCGTTCCACACCACGACGGCGCCGAGCCAAGCCATTTTCGACAGCCCCACCGTCAAGGTAAGTAACGACATCGCGGCGGTGATCGCCAGGAACGACAGCGTGACGATCCCTATCAGGCGGGTGATGTTGGGAAATAACTGCGTCCAACGGGTAAGCGTGCCGGCAATGCCCACCAGGCGATCCATCAACGGTGTCAGGATGGGAATCAACGACTGGCCAAAGGCAATGCGCAGCGCCTCGACAGCCGAACTGAACTGCTCCCACGGGTCCACCATGTTCTTGGCCATGCGCTCGGCGTTTTCGAGGCCGCGCACATTGCCCAGTCGCTCCATGCCGTTTTTTAGGCGATCGGTGTCGCCCATGAGGCTGCTGATCAACCGTGCCGCTTCGCCACCGAAAGCATCGCGCAGCTTCGCGCCGTTGGCCTCAATCGATAGATCCCCAAACTTGCCTTTGAGCTTGTCCAGGATGTCCATCATTGGCAGCAATTTGCCCTGCTGATCCACGAACTTCATGCCGAGCTTTTCGGACGCGGCGCTGATGTTCTCAAAGAAGGATTTGTAGAGGCCGCCAGCCTCGCCGCCGTCCATGGTGCTGCCCAGCGTTCCCAACACTGCCATCTGCTCGGCCAGGCTCACACCGGCAGTGCTGGCCAAGCCACCTGCAGCCTTGAACGCCTCTCCGATCTGCTCGCCGCTGGTGCGGAACAACTGCACGGCCGTAGCGGTTTGGCCAGCCAGGTTTTCCACCCATTGACCTTTCCCCATGGCGTCGGCCTGTCCCTTGAACAGGTTGTACATGGTGCCGACGTAGGTGCCCATGGTGTCGGCGTCGGACTTGGTGGCCTTGGCTAACAGGTTGCTGGCATTGGTGAAGGTGGCCAGCTGACTGCCCGCCAGGCCCTTGATAGCGCCCTCGATGTGATACGCCGAGGCCACAAAGTCCTTGGCGTTCTCGCCATAGGCCACGGAGAACTCCAGGGACTTGCGATTCAGCGCATTCAGCGCGTCTTCGGCCACATTCAGCGATCGGACTTCGCCCAGGGCGCGGTTCATCTCCAGCGCCGGTTCCATTGATTGGGTGATACCGACATACGCGCCCGTAATGCCCGCCAGGCCGAACCCCATGGTCTTAATGTGCTTTTCGCTCTGTTCAGCCAGGTCAGAAAAGCCCATTTTCACCTTGCCCATGGGGGCGGTGACCTTATCGGTCAGGCTCAAAATGAAAGCCAGGCGGGCACTTTTGTCAGCCATCAAAATTCATCCGTTCAGTGCGTGGGCAATGCCGTTGGCAATGGCAATTTCCATACGGCGCCAATGCTCATCCTCCAGCCACTTGGCCGTGCCCATCACCTCGGCGGTGGGCTCGGCACCAGGTAGCCAGCGACCGGCCAGGGCCACCAATTGGCCAAGGCCGTTCTCGGTCAGTCGTTCGGCGTGGTCGAGGGCTTTTTTACGGTGATTTCAACGTCCGGGCCGTACTCTTCCAGCAGCGCACCGGCCAGTTGCATGACCAACACAGGGTTGCCCAACTGGGCCTTGAGGGTGGCGCGTTCTTCCTGCTTAACAGTGGTCACCAGCAAGTTATTCGCCGGCGAAACCTTGTTGGCCTGGGTCACGGCGTTGAAGTACTTGGTCACGTCCTGCGGGGTCAGTGCGAAAGTGAATTCCTTGTCGCCTACTTCCAGGGTGATATCTCGTGTATCGGTCATGGGTGTTGCTCCGTTCAGAGGTTGGGTGTCAGTTATGGTTGGTGCGGGCAAACCCGCAGGGCGTGGTCTTGCAAGCCCAGGATCATTTGCCGGCTGAGGGCGAGTTGATCTCTGAGGGTGAAATAATCCGATCGAGCGTCTGTTGTGAGTTCGGCGGTGGCTGCATCAGCCACGCCGCCGGCGCCGGGACTGGCGGGCATTGGGACGCTGCAGGTGGCGTTGAGGTGCAACCGCTTACGGCCAGCAGCAACGTCAAGGCGCAGATCATTGGTTTTAGTGCGTTCATCGTTCAGTTCCTGAGTCCGTTGAAAGTCGATAGCGTCACGGGCGGCCAACATCTCGCCGCTGACCCGCGCCGCTTCGCGCAGACCGTTCACTTCAAACAGCGCGGCGTCTCGTTCGGTGCGAGCGGTGTCGCGCTGGCCCTGCAGAAGGTCGAAGCCGAACCAAGCCACCAGACACAACACCAGGATGAATGGGCCTTCACGCATCACAGGCCCGCCTCGCACAAGGCGGCTTCTGCCAAGCGGCGAGCATGCAGCCCTGGTACAAACACCTTTTTGCCCTGGGCGGTGGTGACAAAGGCCCACACCGGCGTCTTGCAGTCAGGTGCCCAGGCCAGGGCCTGGCAACCGTCTTTGATGCGGCCGGCATTGATCAGGCCCACGGCACGACTGGCACAGGTGCTGGGGTTGCCGAAGTTGTGGCCATGGCTGCTCAGGGCGTCGAAGGTGTTCTGGTCCACGTCCTGGTTGGTGATGCAATCGGCCAGCTGTAGTTGGCCCTTGCTGATCACCAACTGCTCTACCTCACTGCAGCGGGCGTCTGACCAGTAGTCACCGACAAC